GTTTCTAGAATATGGAAGGGTAGAATTACTCCAGTTAATTCCATCTTCTGAGTGTATTGCCTGTGTGCTTAACTGCTTGATTGCAACAAATTTATGTCCACCTGCGGCAATCATGTTCCAGTTTCCGGCAGATGGAAGTGTTGCCGTTGTCCAGTTCGTTCCATCTTCTGTGTAGGAATAATTATCTGTTCCAGAAGCCACCGCAACAAATCTTCCGCTGGTTGCTGTGCCTTCATATCTAAATCCTGCGATTGTATTTGTACTATCTTCACTAACCTCTGTTACTGTTATAACGATATCATGCTCTCCGTCAACACCGCCAACATCCGCTCCAGAGATTGTTATTACCTGACCTACTTCGTACAATGCTCCTTCAAATGTCATTGTAACTTCATACGTTCTTCCATTTTTTACTGCACTAAATGTTGCAGAGATCGGTGTTGATGTTCCTCCGGTAACAGTTCCCTGTAGGCTTGTATAAGTTTCTTTTGTTTCCCCGTATGCAATATCTTTCCAATTCAGCGTTTGGCCCATGTTAGGGATTGATGTGTCAAACGGCGGTTCACTAAATGTAACTCTAGGTTCAAATCTATAGGTATTATCAGTGAACAGCAACGGTTGCGAAGGAGTTCCAGGAATAACATGATCCCATCCTGGCGTATCGTCTGATTCTTTTCTAACCTGACAAACTTTTGACAGTGTATTGTATGCTGTCACATATCCATACTGTCCCGCTCCTTTACCAGAAGTAATAATTAATCTCATTCCTAAAATGTCTGACTCTTCAGCGTCTGTGTTGGATGCCAGTGTAAGGCTGGTAGTATTTCCTTCCTGTGCGTTGTTACCTAGTAATGTATACCCCAGGCCGCCTTCTGTTGCACCAGTATCGCCAGGAGCGTTTTTAACTAATGCTTCAAATACAGCATCATCTCTAATTTCCTCGTGTACCACATTTGCATTAATACCAGAACCAGTAAATGTATAATTTGCGGTTGAATAATTTTGTCCTGCATTTCTATATTCTAATATTAGAATCTCGTCGTTGACTTCGCCGGCAAATGCTGATTCAATATATGCCTGTCCCGTTCTGTTATCAACTTCTGCATAAACAGGAGTTTCCGTAGGATCGTTGCCGTCAGCAACTGCACCAAAGTTACCATAGGATGAGTTACCATTGGTTGCTCTAATTACTCCGCCCTGTCTTGCAAACATACCAATCTGTGCATAGTAGGTAAACACAGACACAAGTTCTGCTCTACCATTGTTTTGTACCCATGCTCCCACGCCATCACTAATGACCTGCGTAAAGTCATTGGATACTATCGATTTAACTCCACCATTGTGTAATGCGCCGTCAATCTTTTGACCGACACAGTTATCACCAAAAGTGGTAACGTTTTGAATATAAGGTGATCTATTAACAATCCAGCATTCGCTGTGATCAGGACCAAAGCCCGGATCCAATGAACAGAATGCACCACCCGTTGGTAACTGATATAGTTCGTACACATTAGGTGGATTCAATGTTCCATTTAATCCCTTGACTGTCATGTCCTTGAGTGATGTTGTATCTCTCAAATAGAACATGTCGTCGTTTTGAGAACCTAGAATTAAATTTCTATAGTATCTTGCATTTAGCAAGGATCTATAATTTCCAGGATATCTTAAATCAAAAATAAATCCTTCAACAGCATTTCTTAAAAGATATCTGTATCTTGCTTCGTTAATTGTGTACACGCCAGCATTCTGTAATTTAACATATTGCAGTGCTTCTTCAGCAATAAAGTTTCTGTTTGCTCTTATGATTGTGTGAGTATTTCTAGCCGCTGGTCCTGTTATTTCATTCGAAAGGGCCGTAGTAGTTACTCCGCTACCAATGCTGTTCAATTCAAAATCTATGTATTGTCCCATTTCTGAAATTCTTGTAGAAATATCGGAACCTGCTGTATCGAGTATGTCAGAATCTTCTTCGATAGGTAGTCCTGTAACTGCATCTAAAGTTTCTGGAACCACATATACTTTTTCTAAATTATTAAACGTGGTTACTTGATCATATGTGTTTGTTACCGTCTTAGTAATTGGATTTCTGTTAATAATTTCCTGTATGATGTCAGATATTCTGTCCAGTGCTTCCTTGTAATAAGAAGTATCAACTGTGGGTAGTTCTAACGCTTTGTTTGGCCATATTGTTGTTGAACGTAATTCGCTACCAACTAATGATACATTCTTAGGAATGCTCATTGGTAAAATTTCGTAATAGTTTCCTGGAGCAACTCTAACAGTGTTTAAAACACTGTCTTCTCCTAGTTCCATTATTCTGTCAAGTGCAAATTTTACTGTTCTGTATGGTTTGTTTGGATCCTTGCCTCTATAAACATCCTCATCATCATCGAGTGCAACTGCAGGATCAGCACTAACGTACCAAACCTTAGTAATGATTCCTACCCTTCCATAATCAACAGTGTTATCAGGTTGGACTATCAACGAATCAGATGCATTACCTATTGCTAGGTTTGTAGTTCCTAGCGTTGATCCATCGCCTGCAAGTTCTCTAGATAAACCGTAGGTTAAGATGTCACCAACGTTACTTAAGGCAACATTCGGTCCTGCTAATAGTACAATGTCCCAATAATAAAAACCCGAACCGTTGTCTCCTGGATAATTGTCATTGCTACTTGTGTGTTGGAAATTACATTTATATGTAGAACCTCTGTATAAAACTAGATCTCCAATCGCATATGATGAGCCGGATGTCCAACTGTTTCTCCAGTAACTACCTGTAACCACTATTTCCCAGTTTGATGCATCTAGATAATCTAGTGTTGATCCGTCTGCCGATATATCAGTATCAATTAACGCTCTGTATAGATAGCCGCCTCTGGTTACTATGTCACCCGTTTGATAACTTGTTCCACTGTTCCATATTCCAGAATATCTAATACCGTTCTGTAACAATGACCAATTCATGTCCGGTTGTGGTTGATCATAAATGCTTGTCGCAGGATTTATATTTTGATGATTAGTGTTAGAAATATAGAGGAAACCTCCATGCTTTACAACATCACCTATTGCATAGAATGCAGAAGGAGACCATTCATTTCTAAAATTATAACCCGGAAATTCAACATCAAAATATTGTGGCTGTATATCTTCGTGATTTGAAACATGACCTTCATTAACACGAAGTATGCTTCCACCGTATAATACTAAATCATTCTTAATGTATCGATAATTTCCTGTCTGGAATGCTCCGGTATAATTAATACCCTCATAAAGAGTTTCCCATAATTCTCCCGTGCTATCATCTTGTGAATCAGCATTACCAACTTCAGGACCAACCTCCGATGTGTCTGAAGTATGCTCTGCAATACATCTATAAACAAAGCCTCCGTATTTTACAACATCACCGATGCCGTATCTAGTTACTGGTTGCCAATTTACTGTCCAATTAAATCCTGTAGTGTATTCGGCCCATTTTTCTGCATTAGCAATAAATGTAAACCCTGAATTATGTCCTTGCAAACAAATGTATAATACACCTCCGTAGAGAGCAAGGTCTCCAGGTGCATATGTTATTGATGAATTCCAGTCGCCTCTAAATGCATAACCGTCGGTCATCTTTAGCCATGCTGGTGTAGGATCAGTATCTCCCGGATTTGCTAGATATGCTTGATCGGTAACAAAGGATGATGACGTATGTTTTCTAACACAGACATAAGTTACACCTCCGTATCTTATAACATCATCTTTGTTATAAGCGGTGGCTCCTAACCATGCTCCGCGCCATGTATATCTAATTCGACTTATCTTAAATTCTGCCATGTCTTTTATCCGTTACTAGAAGTTCCTGTTGGGTATTCATAATTTTGATTAATTCGTTGTACTAACATTCCCTGCTCATCTACATAATATAAAATGCTTCTGTTATCCCATCTATATTGTGTGTAATACATATTATCGTATTCTTTTTCGTGATCGGCTTTGATTCCTTCGAAGTAATCAATTCCTGGTTCAAAATCTTCAAATGTTTCATTTGGTGGTCCTGGCAAGTTTAAATCAACGCTATCCTTATCAACAATATTATCAACTCTTCTTAGAAAAATTTCACCGTCGTCGTTTCGTCTAACGAGATATAGATAACGAGGGCTATCGCCTAATGCGTTGTCTGGGTTTTGACCAAAGTAGTACGTACTCATTATGATATCTCCACATAACTTACCGTGACGTCAATGCTGTCATCAGTATCTGTTTCTAATCTCAAACCTGCGGTTGCTGGCAGTATTAGCCTTTCACCGTTGGTAATAACTTTTGCGCTTGAGCCTGGCGGTATTGGTATTTGCCTTGCATAATTTCCTTGCGTTGAATTTTCATCTACTACATATAAATTTGCAATTACCATATCGTAATCAGAAGTGTTTGATAAGTTACATCCAACAACAGTTGCTCTAACACCTTCACCAATTTGAAGAATGTCTACTGGTGTTGTTCCTACTCCTGTTACTACTTCTTGTTTAAATACCGTTGGCATAATTTTATCCTAACATTAATGCAAATGAGGCTGCAATATCATTTGCTACAATTTCTGATACAGCACCAGACGAACCTGCCGGTGACGCCCATGCTGTTCCGTCCCAAACTTCAATGGCTTTTGAAGTCGTGTTATATCTTGTCATACCTACAACAGCATATGCACTTGGTCTTTGTGCATCTGTTCCTCTAGGAGGAACAAAACCGTTTGTGGTATCAATTTTAAAATAACCTGTTCCTGTTTGTAAAATTTGTGTAATTGCTCCGTTGGATACGTTTTCAATTACGTTATCAGTTATTTTAAAATTTCCTAATCTTACACCGCCGGCTCCATTGCCGTCGATGTATAAATCTAAACCTGTTGTGGTAGTAATCTCGTTATCACGGAACATTAAGTCACCAACATCAAGAGTGCTTACTGTTAAGTTGTCGGTAACAACGTTGTTAACAAAAACTTCTTTCCATCTAAAACTTGCACTACCTAAATTATATGTGTTGTCTGTTTCTGGAATCAAATCACTTTTTATAGCAGCATTAATTTGAATTGTATCTGTTAACGCATCACCTATTGTGATGTTTCCGCCGATAGTAACATTTCCGTCAGCATCAATGTTTCCTGAAACATATAGGTTTCCGTCAATATTGGTAGAAGCAAATACTTCTAGCGTGCCAGTTCCGTTTGGTCTTAGTTCTAGTGTTGCATTTGAATTTGTAGTTGAAATCGTATTGCCTTCAACTTCAATATCATCAATTTGTAATCTTGAATGATAGATAACTGGATCTGCTCCTGATGGAACAAAACTAATGGTATCTAAATCACTTGAAATTGTATTGCCGGTAATGTGTAAGTTACCAACATCTATTTGATTATCTACTGTAAGTGTTGTAGTTCTTGTAGATCCTGTGACGTGTAAATCAGTTGTTGGAGCAGAGTTGTTTACACCTATGCGAGCATTGCTTACATCAAGATATAAAATGTCAGGGTCACTCGCTCCATTTCTAAAGGACAACGGTACATTATCACGTACCAAATTTGCCTTCAAGAGCGGCCCAGATATACGACCTATTGCCATCTGCACTCCTTTTTACACGGGGATCCTGTCCCTCCAACCACCTTACATTGCGGGTTGACCACAGTAAAAGATTAACGTTGGCATACGTTAACACAAGTATTTAGCCAAAAGGAGAAATTAGCCAAGCATTAGGCTATAAACGTCACCTAGATCTTCCATAAGTTCTATGTCAACTTCCGCACCACCACCTGTGGAAAGTTCATAACCGTCATCTATCTGTGCGCCTACTGTGATGGTAACATCGTTTGCTGGAGTTGCTCCGCCAGTAAATGCTGTTCCTAGTATAGTTATGATATCGTTTTGGACATATCCTTGTCCTTGATTAGTTACTGATATTCCTGCAATTGATCCTGAAGCGATTACGATAGTAAATGTAGCATTTTGTCCGTATCCGTTCGTTGCACCCGATAACCCTGTGCGTGTTTGGTTGGAAAGTCCTGCAACATTACCAATTGCTGTTACTACATTAATTTTTCCTGAAAAAGATTCTAGGTATTTTTCATCGGTATTCCAGCGAGTATCACCCAATTCAGGGCGTATAGGAGTACCTAAATTTTGTGGTCTGTCAGTATTAGGCCCTGCAGGAATAACAAAACCGTTATCTCCCATAAATCTTAAATAACCAATTCCGGTGCTTCTGAATCGTAATGGAGTATCTACTAAATTTGTAATATTGTTAGTTTCCCATTTGGTATTTTCGATATAAACCACTCCAGTGTCTGGATTCAATAGGATATCTTCGTTTGATTGCATTCCAAAGATTTGATTATCAACACCATTAAGATGCATCTGATCACTAACATACACATTAAGGGGATTAACTCTATCGGCATTTACTAGGTTATCCGTTATATATAATTCGTTCCAGCGTCTTGGACTAGAGTCTAACTGATCTCTACCCAAATCCCAAAGGTTGTCGTCCCCTGGAATAATTGATTGTGTAAAATCAGGAACGATCTCAACCGTGTCACCTAATCCTGTATCAGGATCATATAATTCATCACCAACAATTAAATTTCCTAACTTTGTTAGATTTCCATCTAGTGTGATATTTCCTGTAACTGTTAAATTACCGTAAATGTTAGTTGAAGATGAAACTTCTACAGTGCCAGTGCCGCTCGGTTTCAACTCAATAGTTTGATTTGATGTGGTTCCTGAAATTGTATTGTCATTGAATTGAAGATCGTCGGATCTCATTCTTTGTAAATTAATATAACTTCCTGCAGTCTGTGGTAATATGTGAATAGGTCCAACAACAGTAGTAAAAGAACTAGGTGCTACTGCAATAATATTATCAATTTTTGCACGCTCGTCAACGATCATGTTTGTGGTGCGAGCATCACTGTTAATGTCTAGATCAAAACTAGGTGTGTCATCCTTGATACCAATTCTACCATTGTTAACATCAATGTAAAGCAATGATGTTGAATCGTATATCGTGTTAGAAAATTTGATATCTACGCCGTCTCTGCGTAAATTTTGCTCTAGTAACGGTCCGCCAATTCGCCCCAATTGAGCCATCTGTTACCTCCTAGTTTGCAAATCCAAAGAACACTGTTACATATTTTGCTAATGGAACTGCTGATGTAAATGTTAGGTACCATCCTGTTGGTCTTGCTAGTCCGGTAGGGTCTGCGGCTCCAGCGCCAGTTGCTGTAAAGACTGTTCCAGGATTGCTGTCAGCAGCACCAATTGTTGTAAAGTCTGTTGAGCCAGTTGCAGTAATAATATATTCAACACCAATGCTAAAACTGCCGGCAGCAACTTCTTGTCCTGTTCCGGTTGATGTTGGATTTTGATTCAGTGTAAAGTTTGTTGTTGGAATCTGCAAAACATTTTCGACTAGTACCAAAATGTTATTTGCACTTGCTGGTACATTATTTAACGGCCCAAAGATTGTGTCGGATGAATCTCCAGGACCAAATGTTTCAATTGAAATTGCAGTTGCACCCGGTGCTCTTACAGTTTCCCAATTGCCACCGACATAGGCTTCAATTTCATTTAGTGTGGTATTGTATCTTATTGTTCCGTTAGCATCTGTGGGTTGTCTAACGCCAGTTAACTGCGGACGCTGTGCTGTCGTTCCCTTGGGTAACAATACTCCGCCATTAAAGTCCATGACTGCTCTACCATAGGTGTTTACCCTAATGGTATTATCGCTAGGACTGTAACGTGATGTGTATTGTGTTTTTAAAAACTTCATCTATCTATCCTTATACAGGCAGCGAACTAACAGTAACGGTAATCAAGTTAGCATCGTCAGCCTTTACGTGTATTTCATCTCCACCATCTAGAATAATTTTTTCATCGCTGAAAAATACAGTTTCACCTGCTGGTATTGCTAAATTTGCTACAATTTGATTTCCAACGACTGGAGTATTACCTTGTTTAACAAGATAGATGTCAACTTCAGTTCTATTGGCCGTTTCGTCTGTGATAGTTACAGCACCAGTATTACACAGTATAATGTTTGTAACTGCTCTATCCTGTGCTGATACAGCACCACCGACTGATGCACCAGTTGTTGAAGCAGTAAAAACTTTTGTTATACTTGTGGTTGTTAGTTGTTGGCTTGTAATCATCTTTTTCCCTTAAAATATCATGCTAAACAGCAATGCTTTATTTTTACTTATCAATTCATCGGTGCTGTTATTACTATTTCTGTAAAACAAACCTGTATCACCTATGCTTGGTTCTTTTGCATAAGCAATTGTCGATCCTGAAATATATGCAGGATCAACCGAAATTTCTTCTAATTGTAATCCATAATTAGTTCTTAATTTACCCGTACCGTTGGTTTGAAGATATATGTTATCGTTGGTGTTATTAACAGTAATGGTTGGATTATTTGGCTCATTTTGATTAAACTCTAATCCTTGCATTAATACCCTGTTGGTATAAAACTGAGTGTTAAGAGTTCCGTCAACTAACACCGAAACAGCACTCTCACCAAATGTGCTATATCCAGTGTTGGAAGTAAGATATGCCAATGAACCTGCAACTTCCTTATCCGTTACAATTACTCTAGTATTGTCGTCAATGATTTGGAATGTTGGATTGTCTCTAATTGAATCGTCAACATATTTTTTGTTTGGAATGTCATCATCGTCAGTAACTTGGTCTTCGTAATTATTTGTTCCGGCTACCGTAATAACACCTTCTCCGTATCCTATTAATATCAAATCTGGACTGGCAGTATCAGTTGTAACTTTTTTTAATCTAAGAGTTGCATCTGAATAGTTAAATGCCGATTCAGGTGATCCTGTTGCTAGATTAAATGAATCGTCATTTTCATCCCAAAAGAACGAAGCAGGGGAAAGTGATCCTCTATCAATTTGTAAACCAGAATATCTTAGAGATACACCAGCCCCTGTCTCGCCAAAGTTTAATTGTATAATATTGTCTCGAACATTTAAGTTCTCTGCTTCTACAGTTAGTGTGTCGCCTTCGACAATCAAGTCTGCGGTAACAATTACTTGTCCGCCACCGGTAGGAGGTCCAACATCAAGTTTGATGATGCCACCTTCTTTGGTTTTGATGTTATAATCACCGTTGGTTTGTAGAAACTCAGACATTATTCAATTACCTATTAACTAATTGCTGTTAAAACAATGTAATCTGCAGATGAATCGTTTTCTAGATACCAGTTATACTTGTTTCCAGAAAAGTCAGTTGCAACACGCTTAGTAATTTTAGCAATGTTTACTAGATCAGCGTCAAGGTTACCTGTCGTTGAACCTTGCAGTTGCATTTCATATGCAGCACTAGGCGTTCCATTCTTTAGTTTACAAACAATTTGTTTGCCTGCTGTTGTATCAGCAATGTCGCCAATACGAGCACACAAGAATGAAGAACCTCCACGCTGTTTAATGATTACACCATCAGTTCTGTTTGATCCGCCTTGGTAAAAATTTACTGTAATACCTGTAGCAGCACCGGCAGGTGTTTTGATTACGTCTACACCATTTACATCTTTTCTAAGTGGTCTTCCCATTTGTTTTCTCCTATGTTTAGAAGTCCGATGCGGGTTCTAGCCGCTACGGGGTTGGTTCCCCATAAGTCCACCACCTGGGTGGTACACTATCTGACACAAGTATTTATCCTTTCGAAAGCAAAGCCATAAGTTCTACCTTGCTTATGGTAGTTAATATGCGATTGATATGATCTAGTTCTTCCTGTGCTTTTTCTAACCAAATCTTTTTTTTGCTTTGTTTGTATTTGATTAGGTGTTCCATGTGTTGCTTCATGTGTTCTTCAAGAATTGTGTCAAAATTTTTAACATCATGCCTAAACATAGGAAAGTTCCTTTTCCACCTCTCTAGTTGAGCTCGTAGTTTAGGGAAATCTTCGTATGTTTCAATTTCTTCCATACTATTATTTAACACTAATTTTGATAGATTGTCAAGCCATAAAAAAAGGGCGACCTAAGCCGCCCTTTTCTATACTCGAAAGTATTGTTATTGCTTACGCAAAACGTAGGTTCGCTGATGTAACAGCAACTTTACCTAAGTAGTCTGCCGCATTACCAAGAGATGATGCAGTGTTTGTTAACTCTACATAACCGTATCTTGTCATGAACGAAACTACTGGTTCAAATGTTGCTGGATCAAGAACCACACCGCTTGACATTAATGGAATGTATGGGCAGTAGAACGCTGCTGCGTCTGATTCTGATGAACCTTTGTAACCAATGATTACATCGTCTGATGTAGCATAACCGTTTACATACACTTTCATCGCACTGTTTAAAGTTCCCACAAACTTAGTGTTTGTTGGTGCTTCAAAAGTACCTTCAGTTGTTCTTGCGAACGCAGAAGTTGTTGCAGATTGTAACAGAGTTAATACTGTTGGTGAAACAACAGCCCAGTTACCTGCACCACGACGTGTACGCTGTGCAATCAAGTTAGCAACACGGTTGATTTGAACTGCTAATGCAGCATGTTCATCACCAACGAATGTAGCAGTACCTGACACTGCGCCTTGGTCGTATGTTAAAGCGGCTGTACCAGCCAATGTGCTTAAAGAACCAATTACTTCTTGATCGATCTCAGCAGTAATCTCTTGTGCAAGAGCTGCCATGATCTCAGCCTCGATGTCAATGCCCTGTTGAGCTTGTGCATCTTGAGCTGCTTCAAAAGTCCAACGAGCTGACAATTTACGTGTCTTCGCTTCGACTGTTTGTTTCAAGATTTGAATTGATAATCTGTTTCCAGCAGTACCTTCAAGTGCAGCAGTTGAACCAGGCTTAGTACCAGTAGCGGTATCATTTCCTGAATAACCTTCTGCGATCTTGAATGGTGATAATGCTTCTTCACCTGCTGTTACTGTAGTACCAGCACTTGGTGCAAAAGCGTCAGCATAACGCACACGCAATGTGTGAATTTGGCCAACTGGTCCAGTCATTGGTTGAACACCAACTAGTTCGTTTGCGATAACTGTTGGCATTACACGTCTGATTACTGGAAGAATGACGCGGTTTAGTGTTGCGACGTTGCCGGCAGAAGTGGCGCCTGCTGTAGCACTCTCTGACAAATACTTACGGGTATTTTCCAGAGTCGTTGCCATAACAGTACGCTTGTTACCTTGAAGACCTTCTAAAAGGGCGTCTTTGGTTTCTGACCAGCGTGACTCTAATAGTTGTGACATTTGTTGTTCTCCTTAAACTTTTAGTCCCGCAAGCCTGCGGATGTCAAATATCTCAGCGGTTTTTTGCTCCGAACCACCGATTTGTGCTGCCTGTTTATCGCCTGTTATTTCTTTGCCTTCAGTCAACGCTACCTTGTCCTTCTTAGGCACATTTCCTTCCATCACGGCTGGAATGTATTTGTCAAAGGCTGCGTGTAATTTATTTGTTTGAACTGATTCTAAGAGTTCGCTCATTACTTCACGCTTTTCTTTAGAAAGAGGTGACATTAATTCTGCCATTACTTCTTTTCTTTCAGAAAGGTCTTTCATGCGCTTGATCTCAGCATCTTTGCTCTCAACTAATTTTTCAATTTCCTCTGCTTTCGCATTGGCTTCAGCAACTGCTTCTTCTTTCTGTTTTACAACTTTAAGAAGTTTTGCTGTTTCTGATTTTTCATTGAGATGACTAGTTGCGTATTCACTTGCGAAACTTTCAAAGATTCTACGTCCAAAATCATTTCGACGTGCTTCTTCGATATCTTCTTTCAACTGACTCATTTCAGAACGCAATCCTTTAGAGACTGTTTCTTCAATAATCTTTACTGACTTAGCAATAAAGTCTTTCTTGACTGATTCAAACTTAGCCTTGCTATCTCTAACAAGTTTAACTTTTGTTTCAGCAAGATCTTTTTTGTCAGCATGGAATTCTGCGATTTCTTTCGCTAATGCATCCACGATGAAAGATTCAAGTTTTGCAACATTATTTGCTACATTCTTACGATCTTCACGAAGCTCACCAAGTTCCTTTTTAAGGTTGTTAAGAACGAAAGATTCCATTGCTTTGGAATCATTTTTCATTTTCTTAGCATACTTGGCTCTTGCCTCGATAAGTCCCTGGCGGTCTTCAGCAAATTCAGATAGCTCAGCAGTGATCCTGTCTGAAAGCATCTTCTCTACTGCTTCAACCATCGCGGTCTTATCGTGCTCATACTTCTGTGCAAATTCTTCACGTAGTTGTGTAGAAATAGTGTCACGGTTTTCTTGAACAGCAGTTTCCCAAGCGGATTCAATCTCCGACTTAGTTTCTTCGGAAATCACGTTATTTTCAAATAACTGTTTTACGAAATCTAACATTTGTGATTCTCCTACGATTGTTTAAGACCTTGAATGATTTTCTTCAAGCTCTCTGTTATATAACGTTGTGCCTGTGCGTCGCCTTGGACTTCTTGTGCTACTTTAAATGCCTGATAACCACCTTTGTTATTCATAAGGTGTTCATAAACTGGTGTTGGATAGGCGCCTGGAGCACTTGGTTGTGCTACCACATCCACGGTAATAATTTCAAAACCTTGAACATTACCACTTGGATCAACTTCGCCTGATCCGCGGCTTGAAACGCCTAGTTTTACTCCCGACTCCAACATGGTCGTTACTAGTTGACCCATTGGAGTTGGAAGCATCTTAAGTTTTCCGTAGCCGTTAGGACCGTCCATCCACATCTTTGTAATCATGTGGCTAACACGGTCGAGGTTTATACGTAAATCTTGAGGATGATCAACTTCACCAAGCACTGAATATCCCCCAGAAATCTGTTCGTTGAGCGTCTTGACAGCCCTATCAATTTCCTTAGAAGAATAAATGCGCTGGTTAGCATTACGAATGTCACCCTGAATACAGATGCCACTCAAGTGTAATGTTTTGCCTTCGCCTTCATCACGCTCAAGGACGATTTTAGCCTGATCGAAACTCAGATGTTCTGCTAGTGTTGTTTTCAACCTTTATATCCTCTATTATCTACGACCACGGAAAACTGATTGTTTGTTGTCTGCTGTTTCTTTAGCACCCGCTTTTTCAGCACCATGTCCGCCTTTTACTGCTGACAAGTCTGCTGCTTTCTTAGCGCCTGGAACGTTAACATTACCAGCATTATCTTCTTTTGCGTTGATGTCTGCTAGTCCGCCATCGTTCTTTTCGTTGCCTTCGCCGCCTTTTGCGATGTTAGCACTTGTGCCGCCCATATCATTCTTCATGTTGTCAACAACTGACTTTTTGTTGTCTGCAGATTCTGCGCCGCCTTTTTTCTCAGCACCGTGTCCACCTGCTACTTTTTCAACATACTCGCGCATAGTTGCTAACTCAGCGTCGCCTTCTGGGTCTGCAGATGCTTCAGGAGCAAAAGTTTCTTCTTCTTTTTCTGCGTCCATATCCATCTCATCGCCTTCGTCGCCGCCCTTAATTTCATCGAATTTAGCCTGTAGCTCATCAACGATTGAATCTAGGTCTTGGAATAACTCTTCTGGCTCTTTTTCGCCTTCTTCGTCATCACCTGTGATGTCTGCTTCTAGATCGTCTGTAGCGTCTCCGCCCATAGCGTCCATGTCGCCTTCATCTTCATCGTCTGCTTCTACAGCAACTTCTTCAAATTCTTCGTCAACTTCTTCATCGTTTGAAGACTCGTCAACTTCTTCATCATCTGCAGATTCGTCTACTTTGTCTTCTTCTGCTTCTTCGTCTTTTGATGCTTCATCAACTTCTTTGTCTTCTGCTTCTTCGTCTTTCGATGCTTCGTCAACTTCCTCATCTTTTACTTCTTCTTCGATAAGGTCTTCGTAAATTTCTCTTGATTTTGTGACCACGTACTCGTGGAATAATTCTTCTGCTTTTGCAGTGTCGTCATTTACCAAATGCTCAAGCATTTGTTCTAATGTTGTTTTGTCTGCCATTTTATTCTCCTTTATTGATGGTAAGGCTGTTTCGTAATGTATTTACATTTTACTTATAAAAATAGGGTTAAATGGTAGTTTTTTGATTCATTTTGTCTTGATATATAGTGCCCTCGAAGGTATTTTCAAAGTCTTGCTGTGAAATGTGCTTTAAATTACCATGCTGAGGACCCAATTTATCAGGTATAAATGCTCCTGATTGCACTACCCTATAGAACTGTGTATGGGGAAATTCCTTAATTACACGCTCTGTTTGGCTTAACCAATTGCCAAAAAACGTTGCGCTATCCGTTGATTTCTTATAATTGTGCGTATCTGCGTACACATTATTAAACTTTCCGTTCAATCCTTGATAGTCAAAACCGTGTATGTAGATTATTTTGTGCCCGTTTGATGCAGCAAACCACAATGCTGTAGGACCACTCGACCACCCCTTGTGCGGGTTAAAAAGATTGATTTTATCCTTGGTTTTTATTCCTTTATTAGGATTCGTCCAAACTGTTCCTTTTTGATAATAGCCAGAATCTATTAATTCGTTAACCATTTTAACATCAACTGCTACTAGATAATGTGGATCAAACTCTCTGTATTGTGCATTACATCCGTAGACTGTGCCAATGTCCAAAAGTTTTTCGCAGTTAATCGCCAAGCGACTGTTTCCGTTGCCTAAAACAAACGCTATATCTTTAAGTTTTGGGGTATTTTTATTCTTCTTGCTCAACTGGTGTTCCGTACATTTGTCTAATGAAGCCAAGTTCGGAATTTTTTTCCGCTTCGTGTGCTTCTGCTTGGAGTCGCAGTTGATTGATTTGTCTTAAGGTGAGTCGAATTTTTCTAGTATCATCATAGTTGACAACAGAAGAATCCTTGCCGTTATCATATCTACGATCTACAGCAAAGTCGTTTATGTCGTCATTGAAATATAAAAATTCTCTAAGAAGCATACTGTATTTATTACTGTGCAGGAGTTTCTGCCCCAGTCTCTCCCTCTGGTTGTTCAGCCGCTGCTGCGGCATCTGGCGATGCTTCTGCATCTTGCGTAGCGGCATCTGCTGCGATTCCACCAGGAGTAATTCCTGCTGTTCTTAATTCGCCCGCAGCGTCAGTTGTTGCAGGCATTAAGTTACCTTGGTTTTCTTCTCTCCACAGTTTTTCGTTTTCTTTGATTTCCTCTTCGGTTAGACCAAGATAACGTTTAAGTGCAAAACGTTTGGATAGATGTGGTACCTGTTGTAGTGTTCCAAAGATGTTTGCTCTTGTTGTATCAAGCTCTGCCTGTCTGTATGCGGCAAAGTTTTGTGGTGGATTGAATTTCAATTCAAATAGGCTAGAATCAATGTTGTATCCATTGCTTATTAACCATAACTTAAATTCCTTATCAAAGGATTCAACAATATTTGCCTGTAGTCTTTCGCAGTATTTGTTGAAGCGTAGTTCCTGAATGTATGCTGTTCCTACTTTTCCGTCTGCTACTGTGTTAGGCTGTTCGTCAATTGATGTTGGCAAATAAGATGCCGGAATTCTTAATGCACGGAATAATTTGTTTGTAAAATATTTTAAATCTGTGATCTCACCAAGGTTAGTTCCACCTGGTAATGTTTCAACTTTAGATCCTCTACCTTCCGCTGTTTGTGGGAAGAAGTAATCCTCGTTAGTTGATAGTGGATTGTATGAAGCATCAATTACTGATGTTCCACCACCTGTTGAACTTGGAATACGTCTCTGCTGAATTTCATTCTTGACCTTTTCAACAAAAGTCATAGCCATGTGAGCAGGCATATTACCCACGTCAACATAAAAAATTCTTCTTTCAGGAGCTCTTTGAATTCTGTAAATGATGATTGCATCTTCAAGCAACTCCTTCTGTTTATAAACTTTGAATACTGATTCTAATAGTGAATTACCAAAAGGATAATTGTTATCCAAACCTTCACTTAGTGAAATGTGCATCACGTGTTCAGCATCAACGGTAATTTCGTTTTGTGCATTCTGGAATCTAGTTCCAGGTGTCTGTGCAACATTTCCAACCATGCCTCGGCCAAATCCACCGCCGCTTGTGTATGATGAAGTTCCGCTAGGTGAAGTGTGTGTAGTTCCATGTGGTGTTGTTGCCACTAGATTCTTGAAGTTAAAGTTAATGTCTTTTATAACATACTGCTCGGGAATCTTTCCTTCGGATTCGTTAACAATAATTTTGGAGACTTTTGCTTGATCCACATAAAGCAATTTCTTAGTTTCTGGATCACGGATGAAAAAACAATCGCCATATTTGAATGTGTTCCTTACTACTCTAAAAATTCTATTTTCAAATTGCTGAGTCTTGCACCATTTTTGTAGTGCATCCTTGAGCATTTTGGTTTCAACACCTGTTGGTGATTGCCTAAAGAAACAATGGAATGGAGTTGCATTTTCCTTGTCCTTGCCTGTGCAAAACTCTGCTAGGATGTCAAGTGCAGCATTGACTTCTGAATCCATGTCCATTGTGTCATACTGCATGTATCTTTCAATTCTGTTTGGAGCGCCTGCATAAACGTCTGGCAGATAGGATGAATAATTCGATCGTGCGGGACCAGGGCGTCCTCCTCCACTAATTGGACTGTAGGATCCGCTTTGGTTATCGGTGTTAACTGGTGTAAAGTATTTTTTCCAACTCATCTCTTATCCTATATATTATACACTAAACGCATCATTTGTCAACCCCGACGTAACACCAATGTGTTTCTGTGCTAATGCATTGCTCATTCTTGTTAATCCAACTAATTCTTGTATGCTACTATTTAACTCCGTCATAAGTTCTACTGGTGACTTTGTGGATTCCATGGGCGACAGTGCAGCAGTTTTCATTTCGGATTCTGTCATTGGTACTCCGGCCGTTGCTGCTGCCTTTTCTTCTGCCGTTAGCATATTTTGGACATTGCCAATAAAGGACTGCATGGTTCCTCGCACACCGCCCACGACAACTTCTGCCATCTGCGCCGGTGTAAGCACTGCTTCCATTCCGTGCAGCGTTGCAGGTGTTCCTTCTCCAAAGTTTCCAAACAGTTTGCCCAATGCGCCCAGCGTACCGCCACTAAATTGTGCTCCTGGCAATATATCATGTTCAGTGTCGGCATTTTTTGCTTCTGCTAGTTCTTTTTCTTTGAGCTCCGCAATCTTCTTTTCCATCTCGAGGATTCTCATTCTGGATTTTTGCTGTCCAAAACTTTCTCTACCGAATCCGCCATCCATTAAGCCATATTCGTCCTCGCCAGCCAAACTTCTCTCGAGCCTTGCCTTCTCCTTGGCAATCTCCGCTTCCATTTCGTCCATGGTGTTGATGCCGGCACCCGTTATGTCAACTAATTTTTTGGCTACGTTTTGTCCATCTATCAAACCAAAACTAAGGCTGTCCACAATACCGCCGATCGTTGATGATGCTCTTTCACCTGCGGTCGCTGCTTCGCCTTCTTTTAATCCCAGATATTCTTCAGCATTGAATCCTGCCGATGCTCCCTGTAGTAGTGCATCTCCGATCATGTATGCAGTTCCTAGGACCGGAACTGCTTTTAGGGCAGTCTTTCCTACACCCTTCATTATGGCGCCGGTGGTTCGTGCTGCATTGCCTGCTACGGAACCTGTGGTTCTTGCTGCCGTGTTGGCTACCGCACCTGTGGGAGGCTTAGGAACTTTGGGAGGCTTCTTGCCTCTGAATAATTTACCTACCTTGCCTACTGCTCCGGCACCCTGTGCCAATGCAGCAAGGCCTGCCGCTGCCGCAAGTGCCATTAGGGCAACTTCCGCTCCTATGGCTGCTGCTGCTACCTTCTCAAAATTGTCTCCACGTGTTGCCGTGCCAAGCACCGTTTCAGAAAATGCCTGTGCTGCCTTGGATGCAGGCTCAAACATCTTTCTAAAACCAGCAATGGCTTCAGAACCAACCTGATTCATGGTTTGGGTCATTTCGCCGGCTGCGGTGTTAATTTGTAATCTAAATGATGCTATGGTAGAGGCATCAATTAATGGTTCACCATCTGGTGTTAGTTTGATTCCCTTGGCTGCGTTCTCCGCAGCAATTCTCAATTCCTCTTCTGTTTTCTTTTGTATTTCCGCAACCGTTTTTTGACGTGCTGCCACATCGTGTGCTGCCACAACGAATGCATTCATTTCCGGACCGCCAAATAAACCTAGCGTCTGTCCAATTGCTGACTGAGCAAAATCCTTGGCTTCCTTGGAATAGATGTCATAGAACCTATCGCTGAACCCTTCCTGCAGATCACCGGCTTGAATTGCTCGGAAAATTCCCTGTGCTTCCTGACCCGATTCTTTCAGGTATGCCATTGCTCTGATACCTTCCTCGGAAGTTGCGGTACCAGTTGCTAAAATTTCCTTGAGGCCCGTTCTGTGAGCAGCAGGAATGGATTGCATTAATTTTTCCATCTCCGCCTGTTGCTTCGGATTTAGTTTAGACATCATGATACGATACTGCGCATCCGCCTGTCTAGCATCCGCCTCGGCCTGTAGTGCCTCCTTAGATTGTCCCGTTAACTTGGAAACTGCATCCAAGTTCTTCAAGTATGTTGCTGTGCCTTCTCTCAGTTCAGTGTCGGTCATTCCCTGCAGGCGACCGTTCTTCTGAAGCATCTTGCTGTAGTTTAGGAATCCTTCGTTCATCTGGGTAGAAGTATAACCCAGTCTTGATAGATCGTTAAATATCGGAGTATCTTTTAATTCCTTTCCGAATCTTGCTAGTCTCTTGGCACCTTCTTGTGTGCTTCCACCTAGATACATTAATGCTTCGCTGTTCTTGCCTACCATTCCTACGAAGTCGTCTAGGCTGATCCCCATCTTGGTTGCTGCCGCAACAGCACCATTAACGTTACCAGCAAAGTTAACACCAGCCTGTGAAGCCTTTGTGAATGCATCATATGACTTGTCCAGTGCTTTCATCTGAGCACCGTATGCGGCTTCGAATGCCTCCGCAGCCATTCCTAGGCCCTTGATTGCACCTCCTGCCGATGCCATAGCGGACACTGCGCTGGATAGGCTTCCGTCCATGGACATGAACGAAGTGGATACTTTATTGGCTGATTTGAGTAGTCCTAAACCTGCACCAGCAACTTTCTCAATGACGCTTCTGGCAAAATTTAGGAAATTTGTGCTTCGTTTTTGGGCTTCTGTATTATCATCTACAGCATCGGTATTTTCTTGCTGTGCTTTGTATGATCTTAGATTGGATTCTGTAAATTTTTTGCCTGATGCTGCTGCATCTTTGGTCTTTTTAGCCAATCCTTCAATGGCTGTGTTTAGGTCTCCGCCGCTTTTGAAGCCTTGGGCTGCATTGGCAGCAATGACCTTTTGCATTGCCAAAATCTGCTTGAGCGTGGCTTCGGTCGCGGCATTATTAAGAATAATGTCTTCTTGTCCAAATTGTCCTGTTACGTCAGCCATTTAATAAAATCCCAGAAATATACGCATATAAATACAACATAGCAATTGCTTATTAATATATTATTTATCGGAGATAAAAATGGACGAAAATATCGAGTTACCAAAGGTAGACGTATCCGGCCCGGCTCCTGTTCAAGAAAAGAAACAGAGTCCGCTTACTGCCTACTACAGACAACCTAAAATTTACATGAAGTTACCCAGTAATGGTGATTTCTACCCAGAAGATGCACTGGACAAGAGCGAGGATGGTCAGTATCCTGTCTTTTCAATGACAGCAAAAGACGAACTGATTCTTAAGACTCCTGACGCCCTGTTAAGCGGTGCTTCAACCGTGTCAGTGATCGAGAGCTGCATTCCTGCAATCAAGGATGCTTGGCAAATGCCATCAATTGATGTGGATGCTGCATTGGTTGCTGTTAGAATTGCAACCTACGGCGAAAAGATGGATCTTGATTCCAATTGTCCAAAGTGCAGCGAAGAACTAAGGCACGAATACGATCTAACAGAATTTTTAAATCAATTAGGTAGTTTTAAATACACCAAGCAAATTCCCGTTGGAGAATTGGTATTCAACATTCGTCCGTTTACATACCGAGAAACCACAAAGAAAGCAATTACTAGAATTGAACAGGAAAAAATTTATGCAATCGTCAATGACGAAAACATGAGTGATGAAGAAAAGCTCGAAAGATTTGGCACAAGTTTTGTCAAGATCACGGAACTAACCGTTGAGTTGATTGCCGATGCAGTACACAGAATTGATACTCCGAACGGTTCTGAAACTGATCGCGATGCAATTAAAGCATTCATTCTAAACTCAGAGCATAAAGTATTTGACACTATCAATACTAAATTAGTAGAAATGAAACAGACACTTGATTTAAAAGTAACTGGAGCAAAATGTGATAAATGTGAACACACATTTGACATTGCGATAGGGATGGATCAAGCGGATTTTTTCGCCGCAAGATCTTAACCCTTCCTTTGCCGGAGATCTTGCAGGAAGTCAAGAAATTAGACAAAGAGGCAAGGAGCATAAAGAAAGACATTCTCAAGATGTGTTGGTACATGAGAGGTCTTTCTTACAGTGAAGGCATGCACCTAGGTCACGAGGAGCGTGAAATAGTGGGCGAAATAATAAAAGAAAATCTGGAAACTACCAAAAAAAGCGGACTGCCTTTTTTCTAGGCGGCCAACAACTTCTTAGCGTCCTCAACAGCATCAGGACCCAATTTTTTAAGTTCAGCAGCAAGTTTATTGATATCAACAGGAGCAGCAGTTGCACCTCCTGGTGCTGCCGTATCCTGTCCTTGTCCTGAGCCTCTGTTATCAGGTGCTGGTGTTTCTCCGCTTGTAGCGTCTGGTGCTACTGATTTTCCAGTTTGTGGATCAACTATAGCATTGTCATCCTGACCACCGCTTGTTGACGCTGTATTCGTGTCTGTGGCGCCATCTGTAGGTGCTCCTACTGGATTGCCTGTCTTGTCAAGATTGTCTTCGGGTGAAGCATCGGGCGATCCTGCTTTTGGTTCGGCAATTGGTTTGCCAGTTTTATCCATAAGACCCGCTTTTGGAAAATTATAAGTTTTGTTCTTTTCGTCCTTGATTGACAGGTGGGTTTCACGACCATCTTCGGACGGGCCAACAATTGTTCCTTTCATCTGTTGACCTTTCGCTGTCTTGAATGTAACTTCGGTTCCTTTTTCAATGCCTTGCTTTTTCAATTCCTTGGCTGCTGTAAATTCTTTTTCTACTTGTTTTTCTTCCTGTGGAGAAAGACCTCTTCCAAGTCTTATGGCTCTCTGTTCCTTTGCTTTTCCTAGTGCTGTTTCGTCATCAGCGTCACTGGTTGATGCAGTATTGGTTGTGTCATCAGTTGGTGCTGGTTCGTCTCCGCCTGCATTGGTATCTGCTGCTCCAGTTGTTGAAGTATCTGAACCGCCATCGCCTGCTGTTGAATCCGTAGGTGCATCTGCATTTGTATCTGCATCTGCCGCTCCTGGATCTTGATCGCCATCTGGTGCGTCTGTTGCTGCCGGAACTTCAATCTTCATTGAGTCAAATGTTCCTTTGATAACATCATCTGCAACACCTAGTCCTTTGATTACATCGTAAACTGCTGCGCTGTCTGTGGGCGAACCTGCTTTTTTCCATGCTGTGTTTAATTTTTCTGCTGTTACCTTTGTGGTAACTTGTTTTGCTGCTCCGCTGATAGCGCCACCTACTGCCTTAGCACCAGTTTTAAGAGCACCGCCTACTTTACTTGCTGCACCTTTAAGTGCATCCATAGGACCTTCATTTAAATTTTGTCTGTGATAATGTGATACTGCATCAAACACACTTTCAAACATCAGTTTGTTTTCTAACATGTGTGTGTTTACTGTTTCAACTTTGTTGAACAGCATATAAATCTGTCCTTCTGAAAGTCTTTTTACTTTATAGTCTATTGATTCTTGTGCTTTTGCAGGTGCGTCTCCAGCACCAACAACCTTTTT